TGGCCACGATCACAGCCGACACCCCCACCAACGCGCGCACCCCCCGGCAGTGGCGTACGGGACGGCTGCGCGCGCGCCTCGCAGCGGTCGGGTCGCGAGGCACGCAGATGGCCAGCGCGGTGCGGCACCGAGACCGGAGCCCCGCGCTGACCATCGGCGGACTCGGCAGCATCGACATCGCAGCCTGGGAGACCTTCGGCCGCGGCGCCGCATGGGCCGCGCTCGGCGTCAGCTTCCTGCTCTACGACCTGGACCGGGAACGGCGCATCCGCGAACGCCGCGAGCGCGAGAACGTCCGATGACCAAGCGCGCCGTCGTCCACGTCTCGATGGAACTGATCCACCACCTCCTCGACCTGCCGCCCCACGTGGAAGTCCTCCACGCCACCATCGGCAACTACGGCCTGACCCTGGACGTGGTCATCACCGCACCGGACATGGCAGACACGGACGTCGCCATCGGCTGCACGCCGCCGTCGGCACGGACGACCTACGTGCGCGAGAACGGCGTGGGGCGCCTGGAATCCCTCGAATACCCGCGGCAGCGCGACTCATGAGCCTGCTGGGCAGCCTCCTGCGCCCCCTCAACGGCAAAGCCCCCATCCCCCTGGGCGACGGCGTCAGCGCAGCGCGCCGCGGCCTGTCCTACAGCCTCGGCAACGGACGCGGCGACGCCGAGACCTTCATGCGCCAATACGGCATATCCGGCACCATCTACGGCATCATCTCGCTGCTCGCCGAATCGGCGGCCACCCCCACCTGGAAGCTGTACAAGAAACCCCCCGCCGACGGCCGCGTCCGCTACACCACCGCCGACAAGGGCAGCGACCAGCGCGTCCAAGTCGTCCAGCACGCCGCGATCCAACTGTGGAACGCGCCCAACGACTGGCACAGCGGATTCGAGTTCCGGGAAGGCTCCCAGCAGCACCAGGAACTCACCGGCGAGACGTTCTGGGTGATGGACACCGAGGCCGGATTCCCCACCTCCATGTGGTACGTCCGCCCCGACCGCATGGAACCCGTCCCCGACCCCGACGACTTCCTCCTCGGCTGGATCTACCGCAGCCCCACCGGCGAACAGGTCCCGCTGCGCACCGAGGAAGTCATCCTCGAGAAACGCCCCGACCCCCTGGACCCCTACCGCGGCGCCGGCCCGGTCGCCTCCATCCTGCCGAACATCCAGCAGCAGCGGTACGCCACCGAATACCAGCGGAACCTGTTCCTCAACGGGGCCGACCCCGGCGGTGTCATCACCGTCCCGAACCGGCTCAGCGAACCGCAGTTCGACGAGCTCGTGGACCGATGGCGCGAATCCCACCGCGGTGTGGCCCGCGCCGGGCAGGTCGGGGTCCTGGAGAACGGCGCGACCTGGTCGGCGAACGCCCACAGCAACAAAGACATGGAGTACGGGCAGCTCAGGCTGGCCAACCGGGACGAGCTGCGCGAGGCCTGGCGCATCCACAAAGCAATGATGGGCACCTCCGACGACGTCAACCGGGCCAACGCCCAGACGGCGCAGGAAGTGTTCGTGGCCTGGCAGGTGCTGCCGCGGCTGAACCGCCGCCGGGACACCCTGAACTCGAAGTTCCTGCCGCTGTTCGGTGGGAGCAACAAGACGGTCGAGTTCGATTACGATGATCCTTCGCCGGTGAACGCCGAGACCGCCGCAAACGAACTACTCCAGAAAGCCCAGGCCGCACAGGCACTGCTGACCCCCGGCGTGTTCAACCCGCGCGACGTCCTGGAAGCAGTCGGGCTGCCCGACATGGACCTCGCGGACATCCCGGCCGCCGTCGCACCCCCCGCACCCCCGCCGGACGTCGGTCCGCCGCCGAACGCCTCCGAACTCGGCGACCAGGGCCAGAACCGGGCACGGCCGTCCATCACCATGCGCCGCCCGGCCTTCGCAGCGCCCACCGCACCCCCGCACGACCTCGACGACGTCGACAAGCAGTGGAAGAAAGCCGTCGCGATCCTCACAGCCGCCTACCTCCTCAACATCATCCCAGCCCAGCGCAAGCAGCTGCGCGCACAGATCACCACCCTCGTTGATGCCGGGAAGCTCGCGCTGCTGGCCGAACTGAACGTCGACAGCACGGCCGGCGCGAATCTGCTGCTTACCTCCATGACCGCGATGGCCGCAGCCGCCGCCAAGCAGGCCGCCGCCGAGGCCGCGAAGCAGGGCGCAGCCGGTGTGACCGCGCAGACCGTGTCCCGCGACGCCCTAGCGGAGGTCGCGGACCTCACCGCGTCGCTCCAGTCCGCGCAGCTGGCGCTGTCCGCAGGGTCGGAGGCCACCCGGCTCGCGTTGGCCGCCGGCGACAGCGCCGACGGTACGGACGTCGCCAGGCAGGTCGACGCGTTCCTGTCCGATCTGTCCGACGCCTCCCTGACGGGGCGTCTGGCCGGCGCGTTGTCCGCGGCGCAGAACGAGGCGAGGATCGCGACGTTCGTCAAGGGCCCGTCGGCGGACCTATTCGCGTCAGAGGTGAACGACAAGTCGACCTGCAGCCCATGTAAAGCAATTGACAGTACGTACATCGGGAACACCGCCGACGAGAACATCACCGACGCCGTCGACGCCCTCTACCCCAACGGCGGCTACATCGGCTGCGCCGGCGGATCCAACTGCCGCGGCACCGTCATCGCCGACTACACCAACGACCACGGCGGCACGTCGCAGGGATCCGACCTCGGCCTGAGCGACCGGCACTGGTCGGCAATCCACACCGGACGCACCGCACCCACAGCCGAACCGGACACCGCCGAGCTGGCACACCTGCTGCGGCGCGTCCTCAGCGACGGATACATGCCGGTCCAAACGGCAGGGAGGCACTGATGCACGGAGCAAGGCCCATGCGCTCGACGCGGCGGCTACAGAACTTGAACACCGGACTGCCGCGGTGGTGGTCCATCACGAATAAAACGGACACCGGCGAACCGACACTCGTCAGCATTTACGACGAAATCGGATTTTACGGCGTCCCGGCCGGCGAGTTCCTCGCCGAACTCTCCGGCATCAACGGCGACCTCGACGTCCACATCAACTCCCCGGGCGGCGATGTCTTCGATGCCGTGGCGATCTACAATAGCCTGAAGGCGCGGCGCGGCACCGTCGCCATCACCATCGACGGACTGGCCGCCTCAGCCGCGTCGTTCATCGCCCAGGCGGCGTCCCCCGGGAAGCTGGAGATGGCCCCGTTCTCCACGATGATGATCCACGACGGGTTCGCCGCCGGCATCGGCAACGCCGCCGACATGCGCGACCTCGCCGGCCAACTCGACGACGCCAGCGACAACATCGCCGGGATCTACGCCGCCCGCACCGGCAAACCCGCCGACTACTGGCGGGCCAAGATGCGCGCCACCACCTGGTACAAGGACGTCGAGGCCGTCGCCGACGGACTAGCCGACCGGATCCGCGGCCAGGACGGCGACGTCCGCGCCACCTGGGACATGTCCGTGTTCAACGCCGACAGCCCCCCGGCCGGCGAAGACAAAGACCTCGGCGACGGCTGGGTCATGGGCCCCGACGGCAAAGCCCGCTACGACCCCGACGGCGACGGCGACGACGACTCCACCGCCGAAGGCGACACCGACCACTCCCACTTCGACGAGGACGGCAAGCAGACCAAGGCCATCCCGCCCAAGCCCGGATCGGCCAAGGCGAAGCCGCCGGAGAAGACCGCGACGGCCGCCGGCACCCCCGTGCTGCGCGCGGCCACCGACGCCGCCGTCGACAACTCCGCCTGGGACGCCTCCAAGGCCTGGCACAACGGCACCGAAGCCGAAGACCCGGCCGCGTTCTATGAGGGCATCTGCGCCGGAAAGAAATCCGGCGACCCCTCCACCCAGGCCGCATGGGCGCTGCCCTACAAATACCACCCGTCCGACCCGCCGAACGCCAACGGGGTCCGCGCGGCACTGGCCCGGCTGTCCTCCACCCAGGGCCTCATCAACAGGGCCGAGGCCGGAGACACCCTGGAAGCAGCCATGAAGAAGATCAACCCGGACTATGAGCCGGGCGACCAGATAGACGGCGGCCTGCTCTCCGCAGTGCTGACCTCGGGCCTGAGAGGGGCTGGCAAGTGAGCGCGAAGATGAAGGTCCCCACCGACTCCGCCGGAATCATGGAGCTGCTCAACGACGAGACGGCGCTCCAGGCCCGGTTCTCCCGCGAGGCGGTCAAGAACGGCGAAACCAAGGAATTCCTCGACGCCTACGCCAAGATGTACGTGAAGACGAACCCCGACTCCGTGGACGACGTCCGCGAGCAGGTCGAGTCCGTCATCTTCGACCTGGTGCGCGACAACGGCGCCAAGCGCGGCCCGAAGCTCGGCGTCAGCGTCGCCAACGGCTCCCCGCAGCTGTCCATCGACGGCACCGCCCGCGTCTCCAAGGGCCGCGGCGCCGTATACAACAAGACGTCCATGGGCGCGCAGCTCGAACGGGCGTACAAGTCGGCCGATCGGTTCAACTCGATCGGCGAGTACTGCAAGGCGATCTTCGAGCTGCGTTCGCCGTCCACGCGGGCCGACCGCGACGAGGTCATCCGCAAGCTCGACAACGTCCGCACCTTCCAGAACTCGTTCGGGTCCGAGGAGCCCGGTGCCGGCGGATTCCTCGTCCCGGAGATCATGCGCTCGGAGCTTTTCCAGCTCGCCCTGGAGGAGTCGATCGTCCGCAACCGGGCGACGGTCATCCCCATGTCGACGCTGCGGGTGCCGATCCCCACCGTCGACGACACCAGCCACGCCACGTCCGTGTTCGGCGGCATCGTCTTCTACTGGACCGAAGAAGCTGCAGCCCTCACCGAATCCAACGCCACCTTCGGACGCGTCACCCTCGACGCGAAGAAGCTCACCGGGTTCTTCAAAGTCCCCGCAGAGCTCCTCGACGACGCCCCCGCATTCGGTGCCTGGTTCGACGAGCGCGTCCCCGCCGGCCTCGCCTGGTTCGAAGACATCGCGTTCATGACCGAAACCGGCGCCGGCACCCCCGAGGGTTTCATCAACAGCCCGGCGTCCATCCAAGTCACCAAAGAAACCGGACAGTCCACCGGCACCATCGTCTGGGAGAACATCGTCAAGATGTACTCCCGGATGCTCCCCACCAGCCTCAAGACCGCCGTGTGGATCGCGAGCATCGACACCTTCCCGCAGCTGGCCACCATGGCCCTGTCCGTGGGCACCGGCGGCGGCCCCGTCTGGATCGGCGGCTGGTCCCAGCCCGGCAGCGAGCTGCCCCCGATGACGATCCTCGGACGCCCGGTCATCTTCACCGAGAAGTGCCCCGCGCTGTCCACGACCGGCGACATCAACTTCGTCGACCTGTCGTACTACCTCATCGGCGACCGGCAGCAAGTGCGCGTGGACTCCAGCGAGCACTTCCTGTTCCAGAATAACCAAGTGGCCTACCGCCTCATATCCAGAGTCGATGGTCGACCGTGGATCCAAAGCGCCTTGACGCCTCACAATGGCGGACCCTCGTTGAGTCCGTTCGTGCAAATCGCTACCAGGTAGCGACGCCATTATCTAGTGTAAACTGGGTGCATGGCTGGAAGTAGAAAGTGCGACCCAGGGTGCACATGCAAGAAACACGATCGACGTCTCGATCTCACGGAGGAGGAACGCGTTGAACGTCATCGGCAGCAGAGCCGTGAAGGGATGCGGCGTTTCTACGGCTCGGGGATCTGCCCGTCGTGCGGAGGGAAGAAGGTCCCGCAGTCCGAGCTGTGCCAGCAGTGCAGGGGCAACGCTCACACGGGACTCCTCCCCGAGGAGAAGCGCAGGATCGCGGCGGAATATCAGCGTGCCCGCCGGGCGGCTGACCCGGAGGCCGCGCGAGCAAAGGCCCGGGGGTACAACCAGAAGAATGGGCGCCGCTATCACATCAAGAGCAAGTTCGGCATCACGCTCGACGACTGGGATCGGCTACTCGTGGGCCAGTCCGGCCGATGCTATTTGTGTGAGAAGCCTCTCGGGGCCGGGCGCACGGATATCCACATCGACCATGACCATGCATGCTGCCCGGGGCGTAAGTCCTGTGGCAAATGCATTCGCGGGCTGGCCTGCCAGAAATGCAACCAGGGCGTCGGCCAGTTTGGAGATGACCCGCAGCTCATGCGGAAAGTCGCCGACAACCTGGAAGCGGCCAACCGTCGTCTTCGCGAGCAGGAAGTGACCTCATGACGAACCAGCGTCAGATCCAGATCGGCGAGCTCACTCCGAAGCTCGTCAAGGAAGCCCTGAAGAAGGGCGAACGGATCATCGTGTTCGACGGCGGCGAGCCGATCGCTCTAATCACCGGAGCCGCCGCGGAGCTCGGGCGCCACAAGGACTTCTTCGTCCACTACCCGCACGACCCCGCGGAGTGCTTCAACACCTGCTGGCGGCACAACGGGAAGACCGACGGCGCCGAGCAGGATGAGGCGCTGCCAGCCGAGTCTGAACCGGATCCCGAGCGGATCACCGCCTGATCGAGTACGGGCAAGCCCCGGCCGCAATCCTGCGGCCGGGCCCCCGCCCCGAGTGAGCAAGCCGGGCAGCGGCACCCCCGGCCCAAGCCGCAGCCGCACAGAAGGAGTCGAGCATGGCTGGAATGGAAGGTCTGGGGCGGCTGTTCAACGTCGTCCCGGCGGCCACCGGGCTGTACATCAACATGAAGGACTGTTCGTCGGTGACGTTCATCTGCACGTCGGCGTCGACGGACACGTTCAACGTGGCCGAGGCTAAGACGTCCGGCGGTGGCAGTGTTCAGGACGTCGGCAACGTCATCTCTCGCTACTACTCGACGACGGACACTGACGGGTCGGTGGCGTGGACTAAGCAGACGCAGGCCGCGGCCGACGAGGTCGCGTCGGTGGCCACGGGCAGTGTGGTGGCGATCTGGATCTCCGGGTCGATGCTCGACGATGGGTTCGACTACGTGTCGTGCACGGCGTCTTCGACCGGAACGGTCATCGCGATCCTGCATGACCTGACGGTGGCTCGGACGCCGGCGAACCTGTCGCTGCCGGGGGAGTGATCTGACCCATGGGCAACTTCATCCAGGGCACGCAGCTGCGGACCCTCAATCAGGGCGTCATCGTCACCAAGGCTGCGGCGAACCTGCCGCAGTCGGCGACGGCGACGCTGTATACGGTGGCCGGCGGTGCGGTGCTGGTGACCGGGCTGATCGGCATCGTCACCACGGCTGTCGCCTCCTCCGATCCGGTGCTGTCTCTGGGCACCGCGCCCACCACGGGCACTGCGGAGACGTCCGGTATCGCGTCTACGACGGTGCTGACTAGCGCCGAGATCGGGACGATCGTGACCGTGCAGCCGAGTTCTGGGCTGCCGGGTGCGTTGGTGGTCATGGCGAGCGCGGCGAAGGCTGGTAACACGGTGTTCCTTGCGAACCCGTTCGTGGTGTCTGCGGGCACTATCACGTGGACGACGGGCGCGAGCAAGACGGGCGCTATGAAGTGGTATCTGACGTATGTTCCGCTGGACGATGGCGCGTCGGTGTCCTGATGTGGTCGTGCGGCGGGTGTGGGTGTCAGAGCATCGCTGCTGGTGTGGTGGTGTGTCCGATGTGTGGGAAGGAGAGTGACGTGCCGAAGATCACCAGTGCTGGGGCGTCGATCGCCGGGGAGGATATACCGGCGACGGCGGTGGCCGCCGTGCCGGTGGCCGTGGCCGGCGAACACGGCCCTGAGCTGACCAAGCCGCTGGCCGGCGACGGCGTCGTTCCGGTCCCCCACGACGGCACCGAGGCAGTCGGCAGCACCGAAAACCCGCCGGCACCAGGTCAGCCGATCGAGGAGCCGATCGAGGAGCTGTCAGCGGCCGATCGGGCTGCCGGGTACACGGAGCTGTCGTACGCGCAGCTGCGTGCGGAGGCGAAGTCGCGGGGCCTGCCGACGGGTGGGACCGCGGTGGATCTGGCGGCACGCCTCGGCGAGCACGACCAGACCGCGGCCGAACCGGTTGCGCCGACGGGCGACGGCAAGTAGGAGGCGAGCGCGATGGCCGACGGCGGAACGACCGGGTGGGACCTCTACTCGACGCTGGCCCAGCAGTCGGAGTACGTCGCCTACTACAAGTCGATTCCGCCGGTGGCCTGCCCGCATGATGGGGAGCCGTTGCGGCAGGGTCCTCCGCAGACCCCGGGGATCTTGTATTGCCCATTCGACGGATTCCAATATCCACGGGATTGGGATCCTGAGACCATGGCAGGTCTATGATCATGAAGGAGAGTCGAGCATGACCGTGTCCCGGCCGGCCTCGGCCACGCTGGCGAACGTGGGGTCCTCGGCGACGAACGTCACCCTGTTCACCGCCGCATCCGACGCCAACGGGCGCACCATCTACAATGACAGCACCGCGGTGCTCTACGTCAAGTTCGGCGCGACCGCCTCGACGAGCTCGTACACGGTGCAGATCGCCGCGGCCGGCTACTACGAGTTCCCGCAGCCGATCTACGCAGGGCAGGTCGATGGGATCTGGGCCACCGCCAACGGCAACGCACGCACGACGTGGTGGTGACCTGATGCCCCTGTTCCAGTCGACCGCGCCACCGACCCCGTGGGTGTTCAACATCCGCTCCTACGGGGCTGTGGGCGACGGGCAGATCGTCACCGACGGCGCGATCACCTCGGGCAGCCACAACCTGGCGTGCGCGACGTCGACGCCGTTCAAAGCTGCCGACGTCGGCAAGCCGATCCTGGTGCTGCATGCCGCGGCGGCCGGGATCACCACGCTGGTCACGACGATCGCGACGTTCGTCGACTCCGGGCATGTGACGTTGACCGCTGCGGCCGGTGCTACGGTCACCTCCGGTGGCACGGTCATGTGGGCGACCGACGACACCGCGGCGATCCAGGCCGCGATCAACGCCGGGCATGCGTACGCCACCGCTTTCGCCGCGCCGGCCGGCTACCAGGTGTATTCCCCGCCCGGTTCCGGGTCGTTCTATGGCATCGCCGGGCCGTTGGTCACCGGCGGGGCGACGCTGGGCAACGGGCAGCTCACGGTCCCGATCAACCTGGACACGGTGAACGGCATCAGCTGCCAGATCGTCGGTGTGGACTCCGGGGCGAAGACCAGGCATTGGAACCAGACGACACCGGCGATGTCCGCCTCGACGTGGGTCAGTTTCGGGGTGTTCGCCTCGTTGACGGCGCAGAACAACTCCGCGAACGCTGCTGGTACTCCGGCGGTGATCTCTGGGCCGACCGGTGTCAACGGGTACGGCACCTCGGCGTTGCTGTACAGCAACGTCACCGTGCACATCAAGAACCTGTCGATCCTGACCACGCACTCGGCGAACGGTTTCACCTACTCGGCGCTGAACCTGCACGGGTGCGCCCGTGCGATCCTCGAGGATTTCTCCTACGGCACCACCGGGTCGGTCCCCGGCTCGGACTACGGGTCACCGGCCGGGTTCGCTAACGGCAACAGCATCGGCGTGATCATGCCGGCCAACGGCAACAACGCCCGCAACGACTGGCACCGGGTGATCTGCCAGGGCGGCTACACCCGCGGCGTGTACGCCACCGAACACATGAACATCGACGAGTCCCTGATCCTGTACTGCTGGTCCGGGTTCTGCCCGGTCGGGACATTCGGAGACGGCGGTTCCGGTGTCGGTGCGCTGCACGCCGTGAATTTTCCGCAGCTGGCCGTCGAGGGCTGCACCCAGATCATGCAGATCATCGGGCCCGGGTCCTCCGGTGTCGGGCCGATCCTGCGCGGCCGTCTCGACACGGAGGGCAACAACACGTTCGACGACACCACCTCCGGGACGTCGCTGGCGGCGGCTACCGGGCAGGTGCGTATGTCCGGCGCCGGGAACACGATCTCCTCGACGTCCGGGATGAGCATTGAGGTCATCGACGACCGGACGCTACCGGGACCGGTCGCGACCCCGTCGTTCACCCTGGGGACCGCGCAGATCAACAGCTACTGGCGGTGGGCGACTGTCACCGTCAACGGCGGCACCGTCACCGACATCAAAGTGTCCGCGCTCATGGGTGGCGCGTCGGCGCCGGCGATGACGACGGTATGGCCGGCCGCGTTGGGCAGTCCGGTGACGTTCCGGGTGCCTCCGGGCGGCTGGTGGCAGATCGACGGGTCGGTGAAGCCGACCACGCACATCTGGATGCTGGATTGACCGGTTGATCGGACACAACTGAATAGCTACTCCGCAGGCCAGCCCGCCAGGGCTTCTCGATCAAGAAAGCAAGGATCAGGCGAAGGAGGTGAACAATGGCGATCACGCGCGCCGCATACTGCACCCGCGAGCGGGTGAAGCAGGCAGCTGACATCAAGCTGACCACGCACAATGACTGGCAGGTCGACGACGCGATCGAGGCTGCGGCTGACTCGGTCGACGGGCTGCTGCACCGGGTGTTCTACACCACCCTCACCACCATCGTCGTGGACTGGCCGAACTTTCAGGGCACCTACCCGTGGAAGATCTACCTGGACGCCGCCGAGCTCGCGGACATCACCAACACCGTCCCGGTGGTCACCACCGGCGGTGACGACCCGGTAGTGATCCCCGCAGCGAACATCCTGTGGGGCCCGGCGAACTATGGACCGCCGTACGCCTGGCTGGAACTGGACCGGTCCACGTCCTCGGCGTTCGGCCTGGGCGATACCCCGCAGCGGGACGTCCACATCCTCGGCCAGCGCGGCTTCCGGGACGCGTTCGCCCCGGCCGGCGCGCTGGGCGCCGCGATGTCCGACACCGTCGGCACGGCAGCCCAAGTCACCAACGGCGCGTTGATCGGCGTCGGCGACGTCATGGTGGTCGACTCCGAGCGGATGCTGGTCACCGACAAGGCGATGGTGACCAGCGGCCAGTCGCAGATCGGCTCAGGTGTGAGTACCGCTTCGAAGTCCGACCAGCTGCTGCAGGTCACCGACGGCACGAAGTACGCCGCACAGGAGGTGCTGCTGCTGGACGCCGAGCGGATGCTGATCGTCGACATCGCGGGGAACAACTTGTCGGTGGTCCGGGCCTGGGACGGCACGACGCTGGCCACCCATTCCGCGGCGACGGTGTATGCGCTGCGGGAGCTGACGGTGACCCGCGGGGCGTTCGGATCGACTGCGGCCACTCACCTGTCGGCTGCGGCCGCTACGCGGGCGGTCGTGCCTGCTCTGGTGCGTCAGCTCGCGCTGGCTGAAGCGATCGTTGATGTGGCGCAGCAGATCGGCGCTTACTCCCAAGTGCAGGGCGATGGGGCGTCGAAGGTCGTGAAGATCGGTCAGGGGCTGCCGGATCTGCGCAACCGCTGCCTGGCGCAGTTCGGGCGTACCAACCGGCAGAGGACGGTGTGAGGTGGCATTCAACTTCCAGGGGCTCGTAGACGCTGTGGCGTCTTACGCCGGCACGACCGGTGAGTTCGATGCGGTCAACACGCACGAACCGAAAGCCAAGCCGAGCAACGGGGTGACCTGCTCGATCTGGATCGCCGAACTCGCGCCGATCGCGTCGGCGTCGGGGCTGAACTCGGTGACCGGTCTGGTGACGATGACGATGCGGATCCAACGTCCGTTCCTGTCGCAGCCGGCGGACCAGATCGACCCCCTGATTTTGCAGGCGTGTGCGTCTCTGATGGGCGTCTTCGCCGGCGGCTTCACCATGGGCGAGACCGTGCGTGACGTCGATCTGCTCGGGGCACACTCCCAGGGTTTGCACGCCAAGGCCGGCTACGTCAACCAGGACAACACCGTCTTCCGGATCATGGACGTGACACTCCCCCTCGTTGTCAACGATTTGTTCCCGGAGGTGCCGTAATGGGTGCTGTCGTCACGGTGACGGGGCCGCTGTTCACCGGCCAGGTCGATGCGTGGCTGGATGCCGCGCTCACCGATGCGGTGAAAGAGGTCGCCGACTACGCCGAGTACCAGTGGCAGATGAACATGATCAACTCGTTCGTGAATCCGTCATCCCCGCCGCGGTACCAGTCGGAGGCCAACGTCGCCAAGCGCGGCAGCGACCTGGTCGTCAACGACGGGTACCCGGGCAGCGGCCTGCTGTACGGGCCGTGGCTGGAGGGCGTCGGTTCCCGGAACGCGACGTCCCGGTTCAAGGGCTACTCCTCGATGCGACGTGCGACCGCGACCGTGGACCGGATGACGGCTGCGATCATCAAGCCGGTTTTCGACGCGTTCACCGCACGAGCGAACGGACTGTGACGCCATGACAAAGACCAGCGGTCTCTCTGATAACGCCTACATCGGCGGTTATGACCTGTCCGGGGACATCATGTCCCTGTCGAAGGTCGGTGGCGGGCCGGCCGTCCTGGACGTCACCCCCATCAACGCTTCCGCGCACGTCCGCATCGGCGGGCTGCGCGACGGAGGCATCGACTTCAGCACCGCCTTCGACCCCGCCGCCGGCCAGGAACACCCGGCGCTGTCGGTGCTGCCGACCGCCGACGTCCATGTGGCATACCTGCGCGGCACGGGGATCGGGAATGATGCGGCCTGCGAGGTCGCCAAACAGGTGAACTACGACCCGACCCGCGCCACCGGCGGCATGCTGACCGTGGCGGTGTCCACCGTGGCCAACGGATACGGGCTGGAGTGGGGCACACAGCTCACGGCCGGCCTGCGTACGGACACCTCGGCGACAGCCGGCACCGGGTTCAACTTCGGCGCCTCGACGTCCTTCGGGTTCCAGGCGTACCTGCAAGTCACCGCGTTCACCGGCACGGACGTGACAGTGAAGCTTCAGGACTCCGCGGACAACGTCACTTACGCCGACCTGGCGTCGGGGGCGTTCGCGCAGACCACGGCGGCGCGTACGACGCAGCGGATCGCGGTCGGCGGCACGGCCACGGTCCGGCAGTACGTGAAGGCGACCACGATCACCTCCGGCGGGTTCACCTCGGTGACGTTCGCCGTGGTGCTGGTGAAGAACACGGTGGCGGTGAAATTCTAGATGATCTTCAGTCAGCAGCCGAACCGGATTCCGCCGCTGGGCCCTGCGTCGGCGTACGTGTCCTACGAGATCAGGGCGCTCCCGGACACCACGGTGGTCGCGGCATGCAAGGACGTCGGGTGCGAATACTGGCGCGACGGCTGGGACTCCCCGGTCGACGAGCGCACCGTGGAGGGCCGGATGCAGGCCTACACGATCCGCAGGCACTCAGGGCGTACGTTCACCGAGCTCAGGCGCGCTGACGGGGTGACGGTGTTCCGGTTCGCCCCCTATCAGCGGTGCTTCCGGGAGCACCGGACCAAGCCGGACCTGTGGCTGAAGCGGGACGGCGACTGGCGGCAGAACCCGACCGGCCGTAAGCGGCTGCACCAGCGGGCGACCGACTGGGTGGAGGACTTCCAGGAGCACGAGGGGCGCCTGGCCGATCTGCGACAGAAAGGGTAACGATCATGGCGAAGACAAGCGGCCTGGCGGCGACAGTCCTGGTGGATGACGCCTCCAGCATGGCCCAGACCATCAGCAACGACATCACCAACTTCACGTTCTCCACCCCCCGCGGGGTGCAGGACGACACCGGCGTCGACAAGAGCGCACACGAGCGGCTGCTGCTGCTCACGGACTACGCTGCGACGCTGACCGGCGTCTTCAACAACGCGTCGAACATGTCGCACGCAGTGCTCAAGACGATCCCGTCGACGTCGGTCCCCAGGAACGTGAAGATCGAGCCGACATCCGGCAGTACCCCGTACCTGTCGTGCCTGTGCATCGGCACCGACTACGCGATCACCCGTGCGAACACGGGCGAACTCACATGGACGGCGCCCTTCGCGCTCAGCGATGGCACCGTCCCCACCTGGAACTAAGAAGGCACGGTATTGCTATGGGCTTCAAGGTTAAAGAGAAGCAGTACAAGCTCAAGTTCGACGACGACCAGGAGATGGCTGGCTTCGAGGTCATCATGCTGCCGATGTCCGTGGAGACCGTACTGCTGCTTCAGGAGCTGGGAGAGCCCAGGGAGACGCGCGGCGAGGACCGGGAGGACGTCCGCTCGACCATGCAACTCGTCGCCGATCACATGGTGTCCTGGAACCTGCTAGACGCCGACGACCTGCCAGTCCCGGTGTCAGTCAAGGCACTCCAGACGCTGGAAATGTCGTTCTACCGCACCATCGTGCGCGAGTGGGACCGGGCCTGCGCCGGAGTGCCCGCCCCTTTGGACAGCGGATCGACCTCTGGCGTGAGCTCCCTGGAGGCGTCCATCCCGATGGAACCGTCATCACCGAGCCCGGAGAGCTGAACCGGGCCCGGTTCCTGCTGCGTGCGTTGCGGGAGTTCCCCGGCTACACGCTGTCGACGCTGCTGGCCGAGGATGCAGGGCTGATCCAGCTGATGCTGATCGAGAAGAGATGGAAGGGCGACGACGGTGAAGGTGAGCAGGGGTGAGGTGGTCGCCGGCGGCGTGCCCCGGCTGTGGGGTGGCCACTGATGGCGAACGTCATCGAGATCCTCGTCACCGGCAAGAACGAGTCGAAAGCGGCGGTCGCCGAGGCTAAAGCCGATTCCACGAGTCTGAAGGACGGCTTGGACAAGCTCGGTGTCGGTGGCGGTCTGGCGTTGGCCGCGATCGGCTACGAGTCGGTGAAGATGGCCGCCCAGTTCGAGGCGTCGAGCACCCGGCTGGTGACGTCGGCGGGTGAGTCCTCGGCGAACATCGACATGGTCAAAAAGGGCATGCTCGATATGGCCGGGCAGGTCGGGATCTCGGCCAACGATCTCGCGCAGGGCATGTACACGGTGGAGTCGGCTGGTTTCCACGGCGCCGAGGGCCTGACGGTGCTGAAAGCTGCTGCGCAGGGCGCCAAGGCTGAGAATGCCGATCTGGGAACGGTAGCGAATGCGGTCACTGACGTCCTGGTCGACTATCACCTGAAGGCTGCCAGCGCGGCGACTGTCACGAGCCAGCTGATCACGGCGGTGTCGTACGGCAAGACGAGCTTCGAGGACTTCTCCGGGGCGATGCACAACGTGCTGCCGTTGGCCTCGGCGCTGCATCTGTCGATCGGCGACGTGTCCGGGGTGCTGGCCGAGATGACGGCGCACGGGGTGTCGGCGGATCAGGCGTCGCAGAACATCGCCAACGCTATGCGGTCGCTGGCAGCGCCGACGGGGACGATGCAGAAAGAGTTCCAGCTGCTGGGGATCAGCTCGGATGAGGTCCACGCCAAGCTGGGTACGGCCGGCCTGGCCGGGACGATGCAGTGGCTGTCGCAGGTCGCCAACGACAACGCCGGCGCGGTGGGGCAGAACGCCACCGAGGCGATGAAGAAGCTGATGGGCACGGCCCCCGGTTTGCAGGTGGCGCTGATGACCACGGGGGAGAACTTCACGGCGACGACGGCGGCGATCAAGGGGATCAGTGGGGCGACTGCCGATGCGAACGGTAACGTCAAGGGGTTCTCGGATGTCCAGAAGACGCTGAAGTTCCAGATGGATGCGGTGGGAGCATCACTCCAGTCGATCATGATCGAGCTCGGCGACAAGCTGATGCCGATTTTCAAGGATTTCTTCGGGTACCTGGCCGACCACAAGGTCGTCATCGAGGCCGTCGCCGTCGCTATCGGGGTGGTCGCGGTCGCCGCGACGCTGAAGCTGGCTGGCTCCATGACGTCCAACCTGCTCACCGGCATCAGCAAGGCGGTCACGGGGCTCACGGGGCTCGGGAACACCGCCGTCGAGACCGCTGGCAAGGAAGACGCCGCCGCAGCGTCCACCACCGGTCTCGCATCGAAGATCGGCGGGGCGGTCCCCATCATCGGCAGCATGGTGGTCGGGGCTGTAGCCCTAGGCACCGAACTCGGCAAGCTGGCCGGCGTCGGCGACCACACCGGGCAGTCGCTGACGAACCTGACGACGCAGATGCTGGCCATCAACAACGGGGTGCAGCCCGCCACACAGGGTATGGCGCAGCTGACCAACCAGCTCATGTTCATGTCACAGAAGATCAACGACAACAAGCCGGTCCAAGGGTTGCAGGACATCGACACAGCGCTGGCCCAGCTGGTGACCAGCGGCCACGCGCAGCAGGCCGAAGCGACCGTGAACGACATCACGACAGCCTTGACCAAGCAGGGCGTCAGCCTGGGCTACATCCACGACCAGGTGCTGCCGAAGTACAACCAGGCGCTCCAGGACGCGTCGAACAACGCCCAGCTCAACGCGACGGCCACCGACGGGTCCTCCACGGCGTTGTCCGGGAACGCCGACCAGGCGAACAACGCTGCGGACGCCCAGAACAACCTGGCCATAGCGATCCAGGCCGCGAACGACGCTTTCGACACCTTGAACAACAACCTGACCGCATCCGACGCCCTCCACGCCTTCCAGAAGGACCTGCTCAGTGTCACGGACACGATCAAGACCAACGGGACCGCGCTCGACAGCAACACCCTGAAGGGTCTGGCGAACCTGGACGCCTTCAACGCCGACGCCAAGCACATCCTGGACTACCGGAACGCCCAGATCGCCGCGGCCGGCGGAACGAAAGCCTCCAGCGACGCGATCGACCAGGCGAACACGGCGGCGAACACGCAGGTCTCACAGCTCATCAAGGTGTGGGGGCAGGCGGGCGCGAACACGACTCAGATCACCGCCTACGCCAAGTCGCTGGGGCTGATCCCCGACACCATCCCGACCACCGTCGACCTGAACACCGAAACTGCTACTCAGAAGCTCCACGACCTTCAGAATCTGATGCTGATCGTCGGGAACGCGGCTCCTATCGCCAAGGGCGGCACTAAGTTCCAGGCCCACGGTGGTGAGGTCGCCGGGGCTGCGACCGGCGGTGACCGCACCGGCCTGGTGATGGTCGGTGAGCAGGGCCCAGAGCTGGTGCGGTTGCCGACCGGGTCCACGGTGCGGTCGAACCCGGACACGATGGCCGCTATCGCCGGCGGCGGGGGAGTCTCCGGCGGCGGTAGGGGTGGGGGCGTCATCCAGCTTGAGCTGGTGGGGAACCCGAGCGACCCGCTATTGCAGTGGCTGCGGGGCGCGATCCGCGCCCGCTTCGGCAACGACCCCGACAGCGTCCAGAAAGCCCTCGGGCAGACCTAAGGAGTACCGATGTCCTACAAGACCTGGAACGGCGCGTGCGGTGCCCTGACCGCACCCCTGGCCGCCGTGGCCACCGGCACGTCCCTGAAGACGATGCTTCAGCTGGCCACCCCGTCCACCCGGCAGATCCAGGTCATCGCCTGGGGATACACCCTGTCCACGTTGCCCGGAGCCACCGCGACGATCGAACTCATCCAGACCGACGTCGCCGCGACCGTCACCGCGCACATCGCCTCCGGGATCATTCAGGTCACCGACCCGAGCGGCACCGCCTCGGCGCTGACTCTGGGCACCGCCGCGACCGGGTACACCGCGTCGAACGAGGGGTCGATCACCGCGACCCGGCTGCTGGACTGCGACCAGATCCCGACCGCATCCGGCGAGGTTCCGTTGGACTACGACTACCAGTTCATGCCCGACGAGCGGCCGCTGATCCCGGTCAGCAAGTTCCTGCGGATCCGGGCCAACACTCCCACCTCCGGGGTGAACATGCTCTGCTGGGTCTCCTGGAACGAGGTGTAGCCGGTGACTCCGACGGCTCCGCTGGCCGAAGGGTGGCGGCAGAGGCAGAGCCGGCGCGGGTGGATTCCCTATCCGCCGGTGCCGGCGTCTTCGCCGGGCGCGCAGGGGCCGACGGACCCGATCGGGGTGAAGGTCGAGCTGTTCCTGGGGTCCGGATGGGTCGACATCACGTCGTACACGCTGTACCGGGACGGGTCGCAGAAAGTCCAGATCACCCGCGGCCGCGGCGATGAGACCTCCCAGGTGTCGCCGCAGACGTGCGCGTTCCAGATCAACAACCGGGACGGCCGGTTCTCCCCCCGCAACCCGGTCGGCCCCTACTACGGGATGATCGGCCGGAACACCCCCATCCGCGTCAGCAGGCTGCAGAACGGGATCCGCCGGTACCGGTTCTACGGTGAGGTTCCGGCGTGGCCGACGACGTGGGACATCTCCGGGAACGACGTGTACATCCCGCTGCAGGCGTACGGGATGTTGCGCCGGCTGCGGCAGGGTGTTTCCCCGACGATCTCGGCGATGGCCAGGGCGTACGCGTCGATGGCCGCTCCGCTGGGAGTGACGGCGTACTGGCCGTGCGAGGACGCGGCGTCGGCGGTGACGTTGGCCTCGGGACTGCCGGCCGGCGGACCCTACCCGACGTCACCGATCTCCTTCGCCGGTGCGGCGAACCCGACGCTGGCGAACTTCACCGGGTTCCTGTGCTCCCAGCCGCTCCCGCTGCTGAACACCTCGGTATGGACCGGGGTGACCCCTGTCGACACGGTGACCGGGGGGACGGCGAACGTGCTGCGGTTCCTGATCGCGGTCCCGGCCGCCGGGGAGACCAACGGGGCGGTCATCGCCCGGATGTACACCACCGGGACGATCGCCCGGCTGGAGTTGCAATACGGCACCGGTGGTTCCCTGACGCTGCTCGGGTTCGACGTGAATGGAACCCAGTTGTTCACGTCCGGGGCTTTTGCGTTCGCGGTGAACGGGCTGCTGTTGCGGATGTCGATGGAGCTCGCACCATCCGGGGCCGACGTCGGGTGGATGTTCTCCATCCTGCAGGTGGGTGCGGGCGGCGCGGAGTTTATCTCGGGCACCCTGACCAGCGCCTCGGTGGGTACCGCCTACCAGGTGGTGCTCAATCCGAATGGGACGCTGGTCGGGAGCGCATGCGGCCACATCTCCTACCAGACGAGCCAGGATTCCCTGTTCGGGATGCTGGGTCCGTTGGGTGCGTGGCTGGCCGAGTCTCCGGCGACGGGCCGGTTCCTGCGGCTGTGCTCGGAGCAGAACATCAACGCCACCTTGAACGACAGCTCGGCGTTCACCCCGAACGGGGAGACGATGGGCATGGGCTACCAGCTGCCCGACACGTTCCCGAACCTGCTACAGCAGGTCCCTGACACGTCGTTGGGGTTCTTGTATGAGTCGCGGGATCAGCTGGCGTTGGCGTTGCGGGGCCGGGTGTCGCTGTACAACCAGGTGGCGAAGCTGGCGTTGGACTTCGCCCAGCATCAGTTGTCCGCGCCGGCGCCGCCGGTCGACGACGACGCGAACATCCGCAATGACGTGACGGTGACCCGGGTCGGCGGGTCGTTCTACCGGCAGGCGTTGACGTCCGGGGCGCTGTCGACGGCGCAGCCGCCGGCCGGCGTTGGCCCGTACGACACCGACTACACGTTGAGTATCCGCAACGACATCCAGGCGCAGTATCAGGCCGGGTGGCGGCTTCATATGGGGACGGTGGACGAGCCGCGGTATCCGCAGATCTCGATCAATCTGCGGCATTCGCAGTTCACGGGGAATCTGGACTTGATGAACGCGGCGTTGACCGTCGAGATCGGGGACCGGATCACGGTCGCGAATCCGCCGGCGTGGATGCCCCCGGATGCGATCACGCAGGTGGTGCAGGGGTACACCGAGACGATGGGGGTCTGGGAGCACGACATCACGTTCAACTGCTCCCCGGAGGACCCATACCATGTGGCGATCTTGGATGACGTGGTGTTGGGCCATGCCGACACGGACGGGTCGACGCTGGCCGGGACGTACCCGCTGGGCACCGAGACGACGCTGCTGGTGGCGACGACCGGGGCGCAGCCGGCGTCTCCGCTATGGACGACGGCTGCCGGCGACTTCCCGTTTGACATCAGTGTGAGCGGGGAGCGGATGACGGCCACGAACATCACCGGGGCCAGCTCGCCGCAGACTTTCACGGTGACCCGGTCGGTGAACGGTGTGGTGAAGGGGCAGCAGTTCGGGACGGACGTCCGTCTGTGGCAGCCGATGATTATCTCCATGTGAGCCTGTAGGAGGCTGCTGTGACGTACAACGCCGGCCAGCGCGTCAAGGCCGCCGACCTGAACCAGAACAGCCCGCAACTGCTGGGATCAACGATCCTGGCCGCGCCGGCGGCGTCGATCCCGATCACCATCCCGCCCGGGTTCAACCACCTGCACGGGATCTGGACCGGACGGCAGGACTCCGGTAGCGGCGGCGCGTTCTGTTTCCTCCGGCTCAACGGCGACGCTGGGAACAACTACACGTTCCAGAAGGTCTACGGATCCGGGGCGGTGACGACCTCAGCTAATGCCGGCGGCGGCACGAACGGTATCCACATCGGGGTTGTCCCCGGCAGCGGCGACACGGCGAACTACTTCGGGACCGGCAGTTTCAATGTCGGGAACGCCTCTTCGGCGGTGTTCAAGCCGGTGTCGGGGCATTTCGCGGGGATGGTGTCGGCGACGAACGGATATGCCGGTGAGTCGGGTGGGATCTGGGTTTTGACGACGGTGGTGACGACGGTGACGTTGGTGCCGCTCTCGGGGAACCTGGTCGCGGGGTCGTCGATGAGTATCTACGGGTGGCAGTGATGGTGGCGCGTACCGTGGTGGTCGAGGATTCGAGGAGGATGGGATGACCGAGCCGGATGGCCAGGTGGCGGCACACGATCAGGCCGAGACGCGCCACTATACGGTGCATTTCCCCGCTCATCCGGCCAGGGCGGACGACCCGCACTACACGGACTTCAACCATCTGCATGCGGCGTGGAAGAAAGACCCGGAGAAGTGGCGGTGCGCCGTCGGCGTGCACCGCGGCGACTTCTCCGAGTGCGACCTGACCAAACCGCTGGAGTTGCACCACAGTCACGTCGAGTTCAGTCTTCAGAACGGCGTGGACCTGGCGTGGCTGGAAGCGGACTATCCGGGGATCTCCAGCCGGGACGAGGTCGGCGCCTGGGTCGAGTCGGCGGCGAACCTGGAAGTTCTGTGCGTCAGGCATCACCGCGGGCACGGCGGCGTGCACGTCGCGGCTGCTGCGGACTTCGAGGCTGAAAGGTTCGTCCGGGGGTTGATCTCGTGACTCCCATGTTCCAGCATGTCCCGCACCCGCACATCGCCGCGCGTAGGGCGCACGGCCCGGTGAAGGTTGCCGACCAGCTTCCGACCGAAACTGCAGCCGCCCGGTTCAATGCCCGGCTGGCCGTCCGGATCACGTCGATGGTCGGCAGCATGTGGTGCGCCTACGTGTTCGCGGCGTTCGACCTGATTAGTTTGCCGGCGGCGATCCGTGGCGGTGCGCAGACGATCGTGTCGTGGGTGGCGCAGACGTTCCTGCAACTGGTGCTGCTGTCGATCATCATGGTGGGTCAGAACGTCCAGTCGCAGGCTGCGGACAAGCGCTCGGAGGCGACCTGGCATGACGCCGAGGCGATCCTCCATGGGCAGGAGCAGATCGCCGCGCACCTGTCCGCGCAGGACTCCGACCGGCTGGCGTTGCACGCCGAGCTCGCCGCGCAGGCGATCCTGATCCGGTCGATGGGCGGTGGGGCGCCGTGACCATCTTCGGTACGGACATCTCGAGCTTCCAGTCGGGTCTGGACCTGTCGACGCTGTCGGACGCGTCGTTCATCCTGGCGAAGACCACCGAGGGCACGTACTACACGGACCGGAACTATCAGGGGTGGCGCAGGCAGGCCGCGCAATTGGGGAAGCTGTTCTGCTGGTATCACTTCCTGTCCGGTGAGGACGCGCACGCCCAGGTGCAGCACACGATCGCGAACGTCGGCGATGCCGGGCTGCCGGGGATGCTCGACGTCGAGCCCGAAGGAGCGTTCACCCCGACGCTGGCGCAGACGCTCGCCTACGTCGATGCGGCGCACGCTGGGGGGCTGCTGCTGCGGCTGGTGTACCTGCCGGAGTGGGTGTGGCGGAAGATGGGTGCTCCGGACCTGAGGCCGCTGGCCGCCCGCGGGGTGTATCTGGTGTCGTCGGCGTACCCGGGTGGTTCGGGGTCCGCGGTCCAGGAGTATCCGGGGGACGGCGCTCCCGGGTGGCTGCCGTACGGGGGGCTGACGCCGCTGCTGTACCAGTTCACGGACAACGCCCGCGACGGCGGTCAGGCGCTGGACTTCAACGCTTACCGTGGGACGGCGGCGTCGCTGGCTGCGTCGCTGGCCGGCTCCACTCCCACCTCGAACTCAGGAGATCCCATGGCCACGTACACGATGAGCGCCGGCTGGCAGGCTGACTACCCGGACGTCGCCCCAGCGCTTGAGCAGCACATCCCGGTGGGTACCGTCATCGACGACGGGGACGCGGCGGCGTACGCGATGATCCGGTCGTTCGTCGCTGCCGAGCGGGCGGCGGCGATCGAGGCGAAGGTGGACGCCCTGGCGGCGAAGCTCGGTGCTCCGACCGTTGACGTCAACGGTCTGGCCGCGGCGTTGGGTCCGCTGCTGCATCCGACGACGGACGTGGACGCGCTGACTGCGGCGCTGCTGCCGCACCTGCCGGGGTCGCCGGATCCGGTGGCGTTCGCGGACGCGTTGATCGCGCACGTCAAGGTCGTGCCGTGACCCCCGAGCAGGTGGAGCACCGGCGGGCGCAGTTGCTGCGGTTCGCTCGGATGACCGCCTATGCGCTGGCGGTGCAGTTGCTGGCGTTCGGCGGGAACTGGCCGGGATGGGCCACGGTGTGGTCGTTGCTGCCGGCCGCTGCTGAGACCGCTTTGCGTCAGGCGCTGCCGGTGAAGCTGTTGCCGACGACGGGTTCGGTGCTCGCGCCGACCGTCCCGCCGCCGGGGTTCCCGGCGGCCCGTACCGGTACCGTCCCGATGCCGCAGGTCCCGGCCGGCGCCCAGCAGGCGCCGGCCCCGCCGGCCGACCCGGCTCACGGCTGAATCCGCCACTCATGGCCCTAGACCCTGGCCTGTGGTTCTGATGGCCGTTTACAACCTGGCCGAGCAGGTGACAGTGGCGGTGGGTGCCATCAGCAGCCTGTCCGGCATCGCGGCGTTCCTCACCTACCGGCTGAAAGCCCGCGAGCTCCGGCAGACAGCAGAGAAATCGATGATCGACAAAGCGAAGACGTTGAGTGACATGTCCCTGGCGCTGCTCACTCCGATTGAGAGAGCCGCGGCCAGAGCTGAAACCCGCGCCGCCGAGCTTGAGGCGCAGGTCCACAACCTGGAGGCTGCGATGTCGTCGCTGACCGATTCCCTGGCGACGTTGACGACCCGGTTCCAGGCCGAGCGGGAGGAGTTGCAGCGGCAGATCGCGGCTGTTACCGCCGATCGTGATGCCGTCGTGGTGTCGCTGAGGCTCCTCAAGGACGAGTTGGAAGCGTTGCGGCAGCAGGGTGCCGCATGAGGAGCGTATCGACGTGAGATTCCTGTGCCGGCGTAATCGGAAGCAGCCGGAATTGCTGCCCGCAGTGCGCCGGGTCACTGTCAGTCTGGAGGAGCGTTTCCGTGATTTCGAGCAGCGGTTGGACGGGTTTTCCGCGCGGCTGGCCGGTGCTGCTGATCAGGCGTGGCGGATGGCTCAGGAGGCGTCGGATCAGGTGGATGAGGCGACGGCGCGGGTAGAGGAGCACGATGGGCATGACACCTGACCCTGCTGGTGTGCCGGAGTCGGCTGCGGCGGCTGTTACTCGGCTGGTGGCTGAGGCTGCGGATCTGCGGGAGACGATCGCCGGGTTGCGGGCGGATCTTAAGGCCAGCAACGATGCGCGGCATCGTAATCAGCGGCGGACGTGGGCGACGATTGTCCTGGATGTCAGCTTGTCGCTGCTCGGTTTGTGGCTGTATCACAGTGTGATCGTGACGCAGCAGTCGGAGGAGCGGACGCGGACGCAGGTGTTGTGTCCGCTGTATCGGGAGTCGCTGGCGCAGATCACTCCGGCGGCGCGGGCGGCGGTGCCGGTGGCGCAGCGGGGGACGTATGACGCAGAGGTGAAGGTCATCGAGGGTGGGTATCGGGTGTTGGACTGCCAGCCTGCGGTGCCGGGCCCGTAAGGGTCAGTGTTTGCGGATGAACCCGAGCCAGACGCCGACGGCCGCGGCTGCGGCGGCCACGACGGCCAGGGCGCGCTGGAACGGCGTCCAGTTGCTGTCGGCGGTGTCGGCGCGGGCTTTGCGCGCGGCTTCCAGTGCGTCGGCGGTGGTTTTCACGGTGGCCTCCCGGGCTCTGGCTTCGTCGCCGAGGCGTTGGACGGCCAGGGTGAGGGTGGCCAGTTCGCGGGCGACGTCGGCGATGGATCCGTTGATGGCGGCGAAGTGTTTGGCGTGGTCGGCGAGTTGGGCGGCTACTTGGCCGTCGATGCGTCCGCGGTCGTAGGCGCTTTCGGGGGTGTCTGTCACTGGCGCCTGGCGGGCCAGTTGACGGGCACGACCAGGTGGAGTGCGAGGAGTCCGATGGCGCCGGCGACCCAGAAGAGGGGGTTTTCCAGGTGGGCGCCGGTCTTGTCGAGCAGGATGAGGATCATGGCGATGGCTGCTGCGATGGCTGCGAGGAACGCGAGCATGTGCGCCTCCTAGGGTTGTCCTCAGGTTAGCGCTGTTGTGGTGGGGTGGGTTGGGGGCGGTAGGATGTGTGCAGGTCGTGAGGCTGAGTAGTCCGTCGTGGTGGCGTGTGTGGCCGGTGTCCTGGCAGGGGCGCCGGCCTTCGTCGTGTTCGGGCTACACCCGGCCGCTGCCGTTGCAGGTAGAGCACTTATGTCGCTTGGAGCTGCCGTCGGGCATGTCCTGGATGATGTCTCCGGAGCCGCCGCAGCCGGGACAGGTCGCGCCGTTGCGCGGGTAGGTGTTCATGGTTGTTCCCCTTTCGTTCATTGGGTGACGGTAGCCCGGGGTTGGGCTGCCGTGAAGGGTGGCGTTCACCAGCGGACGATGCGTTCGCCGCGCTTGCGCTTGGCCCGCTTGCGTCTGGGCGCGACTTCCCAGCCGTGCTCGCCGAGCCGAACGCCCTTGGTCTTGAGCCGGCCGGTCGTGGGGTCACGGCGGATACGGGCCTTCCTGGTCGGGCGTCGGATCTTCCTGACGACGTGGCCGAGCGACGGTTCGTCGAAGAAGAGCTGCGCCAGGAGGTGGCCGGGCGAGTACCATCGTTTGATCTTGCGCCACTCGCGGCGGGCGGTCCGTCGGGGGTGCAGCAGCCAGTCCATCTCAGGCCTCCAGCCGGTCGGTGGACGGTACCGGGTAGTAGCGGCCGTCGTCGCTCTTCCATGCGGCGCCGCGGCCGATCCAGTTCCGCAGGGCTTTGCGGACCGAGTCGCGGGAGCGCAGGTTCTCCAGCCCGAGGTCGACGAGGTCGTCCACGGATGCCGAGGTGGACCCGGCGAACGCCGTCCACAGCGCCGACCAGTTGGCCTCGACGGCGGTTCCGTCTGGGTAGCGGGCCTGCTTGACGACGTAGGGGCGGAAGGCGTGGCCGGCGGGGAGCTCGGGTTCGTCGTCCTCGCCGATCTGCTTGCGCCGGCCGCCGCCGGGGCCGTCGGGTGCCGGTTCGGCGGCGTACGCCTGGTCGAACGCTGCGGCGGACATCTCGTCCAGGGCCGGCACGCTGTCGGCGTACTCGTTGACCGTTTCGACGATCATCCGGTCGGTGACGTAGTAGGCGCGGGCGGCGAGCGGCTGCGGATGCTCACGGGACTTGATCATGAATGATCCGGGATGCCGGAGCTCGTCCAGGCGCCACCCGGCGCCCTGCGCCCCCGCACCCAGGATGACGTTGATCGTTCCGGCCTCTGCGCAGCCCAGGCCGATCCTGATCTGATACTGCTTGCGCGCCGCGGTGGAGGAGCCGAACACGTCCCGGTCCGGGTACTGGGTGGCGTCCAGGGAGAACACGCCGGCGAAGCGTCCGATCTGCTTGATGCGCTTGAGCGCCTTCGCGGCGGCCGGCCACTCTCCGGTCTGCTCGGCCAGCTCGTCGAGCGACACCAGGACGTACGCGCCCCAGCGGGCCTCCCACTTGCGGACCGGCTCGGGAGCCTCCTCGTCGCCGTCCTCGTCGTAGAAGGACTCGCCGTCGATGCCCATGAATTCCCCGCGGGCCTTGATGATGGCGAGGATTCCGTTGAGGGTGCGCATTCCCTGCTCGGGATCGGTGGCCAGGTGGTGCATCACCCTGCGATAGGGGCCGAGCTCGGGCGCCCCCGGTTTGCAGTCGATGCCGATCCGGACCACGTCGGTACAGGAAAGGGTCGAGCAGAGGATGACGTTCATGACGCCGGATTTGCCATTGTCGGTGTCCCCTGCGACCAGGGAGTGCTTCCACAGGAATGTCTGCTCGACGATAGCCATGTTCTCGAACAGCCCCAGCGGGATCGGCTCGTCGAACGTGGTCGTGGACGGTCCGGGCCACGGGATGGTGTCGGCGAGCTTGTCGGCGCCGTGGAACCAGGTGAGGACGACCTCGTTGGTGCGGCCGCCGCGGGTGACTTCCAGGTGCCGGCAGTTCAGGTTGTTCGCGAGTTCCCGGCGTTTGCCTATCACCCAGTCGGGGCTGATGTTGGACCCGGCCGGCAGGGCGACGACGGCGGTGTGGGTGTCTTCGCCGGCGGCCTGGATCGAGCGGACGACGATGCCGGCGGCTTTCGGGGACAGGGCGGTGAATGCGTTGTGCAGCTGGAGCGTTTCGAAGTTGACGACCTGCGGGGTGTGGGCCGGTAGCGGCATCCCGCCGCGCGGCATGTGCGGCGGGCCGGGGTTGGCGGCATCGGTGTAGGCGATGATGTCGGCACGGTGCCGGTCGGCGTGCCGCCGCCGGTTGCCGTGCCACAGGGCGTAGGCGGCGGCCAGTTCCGGCACGAGCGCCATCAGCGAGATCCACGACGGGCCTTGCAGGCAGGCGGCACCGCCGGCCACGAGGCCGGCACCGACGAGGACCGTGCCGCGGGTCATGCCGTCGTCGGCGTGCTCGGGGTCGTTGACGATCGCGGCCAGG